CTATCGGATTACCTGATAGAATTAAACATTTCAAAGAATATTATAGCTTGTTGAAATAACAATTTCGGAGTATTTATTTGATATGGAAAAAAACTCCGAAATAATTAAAAGTTTCAAGATTCAAGATAATTTGAATCCGAAAGTTTGGGGTCCCGATAATCAGATCAAATCTGATATTCGGGATTCTCTTTTAGAGATATCATATCAGTTTATTGAGTTCATAGGTGTAGACATGTTTGTTAGCGATGTACATTTTACAGGGTCTCTTGCAAACTATAATTGGTCAAAATATTCTGATGTTGATCTTCACCTTATAGTTGATTATTCGCAATATCCGGAAGATAAAGTAGAACTATATAAAGAATTATTCAATCTTAAAAAGATATTATTCAATACCAAACATAATATTAAAATAAAAGGATTTGATGTTGAGGTTTATGTACAAGATATTGATGAACCTCATACCGCAACGGGTCTTTATTCAATTTTGTATGATGAATGGATTGAAAAACCAAAAAAAGTTTCCGTTAAAATAAACGACGAGAAAATTATTAAGAAAGTAAACGAATGGATGCAAACTATTGAATGCGTAATCAAAAACGCATCAAAAAAAGATTTGGATGATGCTAAAGAGTTTATAAAAAAGTATAAGGAAAAACTTAAAAAATTCAGAAAAAGTGGATTAGATAAAAAAGGAGAATTTTCTGATGAGAATTTAGTTTTCAAAGTTTTAAGAAGGAATGGATATATAGAAAAATTATTTGATTTTGAAGATAAAATGTTGGATAAATCTTTATCTATGCATGAACTAAAAATGACAAATTAATATATTGATATATTTATATAGAAATATTTCGTTATGCCAACAACAATAAGTGCCGGTACATTCACATCAAAAATTTGTTATGAGTGCCCTGATGGTTCAGGGGGTACAATTGTAACCGCAATTGATGCTCCACATCCGACCTATACAGACGGTCAAAATAATTCAATTATACAACTTGATATGGTTGTAATTGGTGGGCCTAACGGATTAAACAGCTAAAAAATTAAATAAAAATAACATGGGAGATTTAAAAGCATTAGGTAGTGAAAAATTAGATGGAATGAATAAAATCAAAAGAATCTTGGAAATTTCAAGATATAATGAAAACATTCCAAATCCTGTTAATGAAACATCCAAAGATCAGTATAGAATTACTTTAGCAGATGGTAATGAATATCAAATTGTTAAAGAAAAAACAGGTTACATTATTAAAAGAACTATTAGTGAATCTGTTGCGGAATATATTGATCCTATGAAACACAGAAAATATTATCCATCTTATTCTCAAGCTTTAAAAAGATTGAATTTGATGGCTAAAGAAACAAATACTTTATACGAAAATGAAGAAGGTATTTCTTTGTTTGAACAAAAGAAATTTGTTTTGAAAACTCCTAAACCTGCAGCGGCACCACCTCCACCGGCTGACGAAGAAGTAGAAAATGTTCCACCTCCACCACCAGCTCCACCTGCGGGAGGATCAACACCTCCACCACCACCTCCACCGGGAGGGGACATGGGAGGAGCTCCGCCGCCCCCACCGCCTCCTGATGAAGAAATGGGAGGTGAGGCGCCACCTGAAGAAGAGGAAGGAGGAGATCAATCAATGCCGGATGAAGGTGGAGACGAATCATCACCTGATCAAGAAGAAGTTGTGACTTTTAAAAGTATCCAAAAACTTGTAGGTAGATTAGGTCAAAAACTGAGAACTATAAATTCAGATGAGGAAAATCAACTTTCTTCAAAAGATGTTAAATACGTTATAAACTCTATTTTATCCGCACTTGAATTAGAAAATCTTGATGAAGACGATAAGGAACAAATTATAACCAAAATAGAAGGTGAAGAAGAAGGTAATATAGATGGTGAAGCACCTCCTGAAGAAGAAAATATGGGTATGGGTGATGAGGAAGGTATGGGTGATGAGGAAGGTATGGGAAATCAACCTGAAGAACCAACGGAAGGTTATCATGAAATGAAAGAAAGTGGTGATTTTTGGGGAAACACTGCGGCTAATATGGTCTCAAAGAAAATTACTAATAGTTTAACACCTCATGAATTTAAAGAAGAGGATGATGACGTAGATGTAACTCATTTGAAAACAATTGCTGACGGGATGTTTCTTGAACACAAAGTAGGTGATATTTTGGAAAAATATTTTGTGGAAACAAAATCTGAAAAAAAGTTCAATAAGATTATTAGTGAAAATAGAAGGGAGCAAAATAATAAAAGAAAAAGTATCTTGAACAATGAAATCAAAAGATTATCCGAATCTGTTTTACAAGAGGTTTCGGCTAGAAGATTAATGGAAAAGTTCCCTAAACTAAAATTTGTTGGTAAGTCTAATAAGAAAAATTTAGTATTTGAAAATAGTAATCTTAAACAATTTAAAATTACACCAAAAGGACAGGTAATATGAATTATTTAATATTTGTGAATAGTTTAGGTCCTAATTACAAAGGGGATAACATTTACGAATTTATATTTTCAGATACTACCAAAAATATTTGGGATGAAACGTGGAATTCTAAACCATCTTCAGGATACCCAAAACCACCTAAATTAGAGTTTATATCTAAGGTAGGGATATTGAAAAACACAAATATTGAACTTGACTTGATTCAGAATTCGGATTTTTTTAGTTTTATAGATAGTATGGATGATGTTATATCATTAGCTTGGGAAAAAGAAACTGAAGAAATTGATTTTTCAAATGTAAAAAGGTTAACATTCAGGTTTGGTCAAACAGAAAAGGAAATCAAAGATAAATTGTATGAGAGAGATTTAATTCTCCAATTTGAAAAAACAGAAGTATATGAAAACAAATAAGTTTGCAGATCTTATAAAATTTGGATTAAAACCAAATACTTTGTTGCGTTTAAGCGAATCAGATTTAGGTCAACTCCATAAGAGTTTGATCAAAAAAAATAAAAAAATAAATGCAAATGAAGCTCAAGTCACAACAAAATCAACAACAGAAAAGGTGGTGACAGCACTCAAACCGGGTGACGTTATACCAACTAATAAAGCGGGGTCCATCAAAGTTATTGATTCTAATACTTTGGAGTTGAATAATTCAGAAGTTAAAGAATCAGGTAAAAGAACAAAAAATAATCCTTTTGCAATTTGTACTGCAGAATTAGGAAAAAAATTCGGAACGACTAAAAGAAGTCAATGGACACCTTCTCAAGAAAAAAAATATGAAGCTTGTAAGGCTGAGGTTGGAGAATCTTTAAAAGAAGGAAAAAATTATTTTGATATCATTTTAGAAAGAAAAATCGTATCTTTACTTGAAACAAATTTAAGTCCGAAAATTACAAAAGGAGATTTAGTCAGATTGTTGGAAGCTAAGAAAAAACAAATAAAAAAACCTATTGGTAAAATAGCCTCTTTCGGTGTTAAGACTGAAAATAAAGAATCTGATACCAAAACTAAACCTAAAACAAAACCCGGCACACTAAACCTAAAACATCTCCAACTACCAAACCTGGAACTAAAACTCCACCGAGAGAAAAACCACATGACCCTTTTAAACCTTCTCCAAGTAAACAACCAAAACCAAAAGCTGGAAGAAAATTACCAAGCTGGTTAACATTTAATAGCTTAGGAATTAAATTTAAAAAATAATGAAAAAAATAATCACAAGAGAACAAATGGAGTTCGGAGATTTACCCGGAGACATTAGACCTGATCCAAGTATTCAAAGAAAAGTAGAAAGAGGTGAAACTCCATATTCTAAACATCCCGCAATGCCTGAAGGGCCCAAAAATTTTGACCAAATTGTTTCATCTAAAAGATTCAAGGATGTTGTAGAAAAGTTTGCTAGATATGCCGGAAGCACTCAAGCTTTGAGAGGTAGAAACGCGTTTCAAAATTTGATGATGAGTGCAATGGGTATGATGCAAAATATTGCTATGATTGAGATGAGAAACAAAGATTATCTTGAAAGATTAGCAGTTGAACTTGTACGTCAAGAAATGGGTATTCCTGAGGGAAAGATTAATTTTGAAGCGGAATTGGTTCCTATGGGGTCATTAAGAGCCGCTAGAGATATGCAAGGTGAAGCCGAAGAATATACGGACGAAGAGATTAAGGATGCTTTTGAAGAAAACACTAGTGAATTAGAAGATTTTGTTGACGCCTTTGAGAAATTTAATATGGAGAAGGCAAAAAGAAGATTCATGAATTCACTCATTCAAGGTGCGGCTAAAAAAGGACACTATATGTTTGAGTTAGTAAGGTCTGAATTAGATACGATAAGTCCACAACTCAGTAATTTATATGGTCTTTCTATGTCAACTCTTGATTATCTTTATTGGTTATATCCGGAAGATATGGTTCAACAAATGGCTTCATCTGGTCAAGGTCAAGCCGGACAAGAAGAAGTTGATTTACAAACCGACCCCCCGACAGTAAGAGCGAAAGGTTCTAGTTTTCCTATATTAGTTCATGAGTTATTAAAAGGTGTTTATGATATTTTAGCATCGCACGGATTACCTGACGATCCAAGACAATCTGAAATGGTTCTTGGATCAGAAGATACGTTACCTGCTGAAATTTGGGATATTAGACTTGGTCCTATTTTTTGGGAAAAATTTTTGGAAGCGTTTCCTGACAAATTGTTTGAAGATGATCAGAAAATGATTAGGAATTATCTTATTTCAAGATTTTCTATGTTGACAGCCGAAGAGTTTTTAGACATTTCTAAATCAGTTTTAGCGGGAGAATCAAGAGGTTCTAAATTTATAAAAGATTTAGTTGACACAATTGTTTCGGAACTAAAACAACAAGAGTACGATCAGGCAACAGGTGAATATGATGATGAAGAGGGTGGTTTAACCACGACTGACGGCGAGGATGAAGGTCCGGATGATGACGATGATGATGATTTAGGATTCTTATCTAAATTAGGTATCAGTAGACCTAAATAACTATAATCTTTTAAAAAACAATTAAACCCCTCATTTTTGAGGGGTTTTGATATTTATAACATATGGGGCTAACAAAAGAACAATTAATTGTGGAGTATTCAAAGTGTGTAAAAAATACTCCATATGCGTTAAAAACTTACTTACAAACATACGATAATACCGTATCCCAATATGTTCCTTTGGAACTTTTTCCGGATCAGGAATCGTTGTTAGAGGATTATGAAAAGTATAATGAAAACATCGCTTTGAAATATCGTCAAGCGGGAGTATCTACAGTAACCGCGGCTTGGATATCCAAAAAGATTGCTTTTGCACAAAAGAAAAAACCGGAAAAAATTCTAATAATTGCAAATAAGTTAGATACCGCAATTGAAATGGCAAATAAGGTTCGTTCATTTACAGAACAATGGCCGAAATGGACTGGTATCGCTTTTTCAAAAGAAAAGGATTCTCAGAGACATTATAAATTGAACAATGGTTGTGAAGTTAAAGCGGTAGCAACCTCAAAAGATGCCCTTCGTGGATATACACCAACAATACTGATATTTGACGAGGCCGCGTATATTGAGGCTGATAGTGATTTCTGGGCGGCTTGTATGGCCTCTCTTTCTACCGGTGGTAAAGTTATAGTTATTTCAACACCTAATGGATTTGACCCCATATATTACGAGATATACGATCAAGCCTTGAGATCTATGAATGAATTCAAAATTTCTGAGATGTATTGGTTTAAAGATCCAAGATATACCAAAGATTTGAGACTTCTCAAAGTTGACGATTTAATTCATTATCTATTGAATAGAGAAGATTATAAAAATATTGATACTATAGATTATTCTCATCTGAGTTTTACACAAAGGAATTTTGATGAGATAAAACAGAAGATTGCGGATGGATATAAACCTACTTCAACATGGTTTGAAGGGATGGTTAAAAAATTAAAGTTTGACAAACGTAAAGTATCTCAGGAATTGGAGTGTAATTTTTTGGGATCCGGTGATAATGTATTTGATGCAAAATTAATGCAAAGTATTCATCAAAACTTCATCAAAGATCCTGAAAATAAAATGATGGGTGGGTCATTATGGATGTGGAAAGAACCGAAAGCTGATCATAAGTATATTCTTGGTATGGACGTATCAAGAGGAGATTCTGAGGATTTTACATCTATCATTATAATTGATTTTGACGAGAGAGAACAGGTCCTTGAATACCTTGGTAAGGTTCCCCCGGATGTTGCCGCCGAGATTGCTTATAAATGGGGAATGATGTATAACGCGTTCATAGTTATTGATATCACCGGAGGTATGGGTGTGTCAAGTGCAAGGAAACTTCAAGAGATGGGGTATAAGAATTTATACGTGGATAATATTGAAGCAAATAATCCTTGGAAATACAACGCGAAATTACTTGAAAAAATACCAGGCATAAACTTCAACAATAAAAGAGTTCAGATTATTGCGGCTTTTGAAGAGGCAATCAGACACGGGTTTAAAATTTATAGTCAAAGATTGTTTAATGAAATGAACACCTTCATTTACATAAACGGAAGACCAGACCATCAAAAAGGACATCACGATGACCTGATTATGGGAATATCTATGGCTGTTTATGTTGGTGAAAACTCATTTTCACAACTCAAAAAAGTTGGAGAACAAACAAAGGCCATGATTGAATCATGGACAGTAAATTCAAATGAAAATAGTAGTAAGCAAATATCATTCAACCCTGTATTACCTGCCGGACCTATCATGGGAAATCAAAGAATGAATGAACCCACTAGAAAAGATTATGAAACTTACGGGTGGTTATTTGGTGGAAGGAGATAGTATTTATTAAAAAAAAGGATATATTAAATTTATAGAATGGAACAAAATAATAAAAATATGACAATTTGGCAAAGGCTATCAACCGCTTTTGGCCCAAATTCCCTTTTGAGTCAAGATTATCCTACGTTCAGGTATGATAAAAAAGAATTACTCAAAACCACAAATAAACAAGAGTACGAGAAACAAAAATTACAGGCTCAACAGACTGTATATCTTGCCAATCAGTGGACAAAAATAGAAAATAATCTTTATGTTCAAGGAGTTTATTTTGAACCGACACGTTTGGCTTCGTATTATGATTATGAATCCATGGAATACACACCGGAGATATCTGCCGCGTTAGATATATATGCTGAAGAATCAACTACAACAAGTCAGAATGGTTATGTCTTACAAATTTATTCTGAATCAAAAAGAATTAAATCGGTGTTAGCGGACTTGTTTAATAATGCACTTGATATCAATACTAATCTTGTAATGTGGACAAGAAATACTTGTAAATATGGTGACAATTTTGTGTACCTAAAATTGGACCCTGAGAAAGGTGTTGTTGGTTGTTTGCAACTTCCTAATATTGAAATTGAAAGAGTTGAAAGAAGTATGAAGGGTAAATCAACTTTGGATAGTGGTGATTCAGAACAAAAAGCGTTGAAGTTTCATTGGAAAAATAGAGATTTAGAATTTAATACTTGGGAGATAGCACACTTTAGATTACTCGGTGATGATAGAAAATTACCTTACGGAACTTCTATGTTGGAAAAGGCAAGAAGAATTTGGAAACAGCTCCTTTTGTCAGAAGATGCTATGTTAATTTACAGAACCTCAAGAGCACCTGAAAGAAGGGTATTTAAGGTTTTTGTTGGTAATATGGATGATAAAGACGTTGAACAATACGTACAACGTGTTGCAAACAAATTCAAAAGAGATCAGGTTGTGGATCACAAAACAGGTAATGTTGATTTGAGATTTAATCAAATGGCGGTGGATCAGGATTATTTTATTCCGGTTAGAGACCCCGCACAAACTATGCCAATTGAAACTTTACCAGGAGGTACCAATCTATCTGAGATAGCAGATATTGAATACATTCAAAAGAAATTATTAACCGCTTTGAGAGTTCCAAAAGCTTTCTTAGGGTTTGAAGAAGTCACTGGAGAAGGTAAAAATTTATCTTTACAGGATATCAGGTTTGCAAGAACTATCAACAGAATCCAAAAAAATATGTTGGCGGAGTTAAATAAAATAGCCATTATACATTTATTTTTATTAGGTTTTGAAGATGAATTATCAAACTTTGTTCTCACTTTAAATAATCCATCTAGCCAAGCGGATCTATTGAAAGTGGAAGTTTGGAAAGAAAAAATTACGCTATATAAAGATGCGGTTGGAGCTATTGATGGTATTGCACCTGTTTCACAATCATGGGCGAAAAAGAATATTCTTGGATTCTCTGATGAAGAAATCAAACTTGATATACAACAACAAAGAATTGAAAAAGCGGTGGCCAAAGAACTTGAAAATACTCCTAATGTCATTATGAAAACCGGAATTTTTGATGGTGTTGATAAGTTATACGGTGTTACCTCCGGTACTACAGGTGGAGGTGAATCTATTAGTGGTGGAGAAAGTGGAGGAGGATCAAGTCCTGCAGGATTAGGAGGACCAAGTCCCGAACCTCCGGGTGGCGGGGAAGAACCAGGTGGTCCGCCTCCAGGTGGTGAATTAACACCCGAATCAAAGAAAGATAATTTGAACATTTTATTGGAAAATGATGATTTTTTAAGTGATGATTTGCTGATAGATTTATCCAAAGCTAAAAATTCTTTGGGTGAGATGGAAAAAGAATTGGAAAAACTTTTGAATAGTTAATATTTATTAATAAAATTACAATATGGAATTCGGACTATTAAAATCCAAAATAGAAAAAAAATTAGCAGATTCTTATCTGAATGAATCTTTCAAAAAAGAAATAGCTAATTTTAAAAAAATTGTTTTAAGTAATGAAAGCTTAAGTAAAGCGTTTCATATCTATAACGAACTAAATGATAATAAAAATTATTCAGACAGATTTGCTGAAGATTTTTTGGAGGAATGTATTGATCTTTATAATAGATTAGAGGTTGATGAAAAAAGTTTTTTTCTTTTAGAGAAATGGGTAAGCGATGTTAAAACTGAAAACAATTATACAGTTATAGATAAAGTTTTAAACAAAGGTTCAGTATTAATAGAAGATAGAATTAAATCTAAAACTATTATCATTGAAAAACTTAAAAAACCGAAGATTAAAAAAGAAACTATCAATATTTCTCTTTCTGAAATGGTAAATGTTGCAAATCAAAATTTAGAAAAATATCTATCTGAGTTGAATGAGTCAGATCTGAACATGATAAAGAAATATAAATCACTGAACGAATCAGATTTGAAAAAAAGATATGAGGTGATAAGTGAAATTGTTATAGAAAAATTAGATCAAATTCAGAAAAACTCAAATGAAGAAATAAAAGGTAAAATTAATGAGACTATAAATAAAATCAAAAGTCAAGATATTAATCCGCTAAATTTAGTTAAGTTAATTAGTTTGAACGAAACTTTATAAACTTTTTGATTTTAATTTTTGTCTGTAAATCGCCTTCTTTTTTTCAGTTCTTAATACTACAGATTTTTTCGTGAATTCTTTTTTATCTCTTAACAATTCGTTTTGTTTAGATTTAATGACCTTCTGTTTCAGAACTTTCAAGGCTTTTTCTAATGTTAAGTTTTTATCTAAATTTATTATAAACATTAAATAACTTTTATATATAAATATACTGAAGTTTTTTGACATGGATGTTTTATTTTCATATTTTTTTTAAAATAAACTTTATGAATATGAAAATTAATGAAAAAAGGAAAAAACTCTAAATTGACCGGACATAAATCATTCAAAATAAATTATGGCACCGTAGATTCAAAAAATTTAAAATCTGTTTATCTCACAATTCAAACATGGGCTGAACCTAAAAAAGAAATAAATTCTCCAACAAGATCCGTAAATTTTCTATCAAGACAAATCAAACATTCAATATTGGACATACTTGATAAAAACCTATTCAACGAAAAATTTATAGTTGATTTAGATCTAAGATCAAGTGGTATACAAATGGGAAAAAAATCATTCCTTAATTTAGAATGTTTTTTTTACTTGAAAGAAGAAGAAGATTTTAAATCATACAGATTGAAAAATGAAATAAAAAAAGTTTGTGATTACATCATCAAAAAAAATTTCATCACATCTGAAACTTATACATTTTCTTTAACTAAAAAGGACAAAGCATTAAGAGAAAATTGAATTAATAAACTTTTAATATATTTATATTAAAAAACAAAATGAGAATACTAGGCCCAAATGAAATAGGTAAAGGAATATTAGTTGAGTATGACGCGGGTTATATTTCCCCAACAGATAAATACAACATTGAAATAATTAAGGAATCTAAAAATTTTTTAGATTATTCCAAACCTTTTGAGTTTTATGCTGTTCTTCAAAAGTATAATACACCAAATAGAAACGGAAGAATTTATCCTGAAAAGATTCTGAAAAGGGAAGCTGATAACTATAAAAAAATTATTCAGAAAGGAACCGCTCTTTCAGAATTAAATCACCCTGAATCTTCATTAATTGATCTTGATAGAGTTTCACATATGATTAGTGACGTTTGGTGGGAAGGTAATATTTTGATGGGAAAGTTGAAATTATTAACATCTCCGGGTTTTCATGAGAGAGGTATAATTTCTTGTAAAGGGGATATCGCAGCAAACTATCTTAGACAAGGGGTTACATTAGGAATTTCATCAAGAGGTGTTGGATCACTGGCTAAGAAAGGAGATCAAAATGAAGTACAGGATGATTTTGAACTTATATGTTTTGACCTTGTGTCTTCTCCATCTACACCAGGTGCTTATTTGTTTTTGAACGCGGAAGATAGAAATAAATATGAAGAAAATTTGGAGGAAGAAAACAAGATGAAACAAAGTAGAATATCTCCTCTTGATAGTTCACAGACCGATAAGTCGCTTGATTTAATGAAAAAATTGTCTACATTTCTTGAAAAATAAATTATGGAAGAAAAGTATTTTGTAGCAAAAATTCAGTATGATTTACCGGATGAAGCAACTGGTAAAATTAAAAAAATCAGAGAAGAAAAATTAGTAAGAGGTTATTCTGTAACAGATGTTGAAGCTAAAGTTACTAAAGCTTATGAAAGTTTTAGTCAAGAATGGAGAATCACATCAGTTGCGGAAAGTAAAATTGATGAAGTGATTAACTAATAAAATTAATTTTTTTTACAAAGGAGAGTGTTAACTCTCCTTTTTTTATTATTGGAAATATTTATATGATAAATAAACCGGATATAACTTCTCTTAAGTACAAAAAAATAAAAAGATTGTACTTTTTGATAAGTTGTAATATTTATTGAAAATAATAAAATTAAATGGCAGAAAAAAAATCTTTAGTAGAAGAAACATTAATCCAAATGAAAGATTTGGAAAATGTTATTTCTGAAAACGCAAAAGGAATACTTCAATCTACAATGAAAGAAGAAATCGGAGAATTAGTAAAAGAATCATTGATGGAACAAGATGAAGAACCATCAGTTGGTTTCAAAGATGAAGAAGATGTTGAAGTTGATGTTGAAGACAATTTGGAAATGCCGGGTGATGAAGATTCAGATGAATTTGAAGTACCTACGGATACCGATGTTGATCAACCAATTGACTTAACTCAGGCTTCAGATGAAGAAATACTCAAAGTATTCAAAGGTATGGGTGAAGATGATGGTATTATTATCAAAAAAGATGGTAATATTATAGATCTTGAAGATACCGATGAAGATGTTGAGTATAAAATTCAAATGGGCGAATCAGAAGAAGAAAATTTTGATTTCTCTGAATTTCATGATGATGAAGATGATGATTATGAAATTGATCTCATGGGAAATAATGACGATGATCATAAATTTAAACCTATGGGTAAAATGAAAATGGATTCTGAAGAAACGTTCTTTGATGATGAGGATGATGAATATTCTCCGATGATTGCAAAAGAAGACATCGTCTACGAAATTGAAATGGGTGATACAAATGATTTGGAAGAATCTGAAGAAGATGGGGAATATGACCTTGAAGAATCTGAAGAAGATGGGGAATATGACCTTGAAGAATCTGAAGAAGATGGGGAATATGACCTTGAAGAATCTGAAGAAGATGAAGAAGAAATTGTTTACGAAATTGAAGTAGACGAAGACGAAAACGAAGATGATTATGGAAAAGTAGAAGAAGGTTTCAAACGCAAAAAAGGAAAACCAACTTTTAAGTACAAAACTCAATCAGGTGGTTTTGATGAACACATGAAAGAAGGTCCAAAATCCGTTGGTACGGGTAGTGCTAAAAAGTTTAAGTATTCCGATGGTGAGAACGCCGGTAGTAAATTGGGTAAGAATAAAATAGTTAAAAAGTCTGAAACAAAAGAAGCTTCAAGAACTTTAGGTGCTGGTAGATATTTTGGAAAAAAAGGATTACCAAAACCTAAAGCGGCTCCAAGACATCTTAGAGTTGAATCTAACGAAGTTGAATTAAATTTGTTAAGAGAGAAGAATGAAGAGTACAGAAAAGCTCTTAATTTATTCAGAGGCAAATTAAATGAAGTTGCAGTTTTTAATTCTAATTTGGCTTACGCAACAAGATTGTTTACCGAGCATTCAACAACTAAACAAGAAAAAATCAATATCTTAAGAAGATTTGATTCAGTTGAAACTTTAAAAGAGTCAAAATCTCTTTACAAAACAATAAAAGATGAACTTTCATCTCAAACTAGTAACAAACCTACAAAAGAGGCAATCCAAGAACAGATTGAAAGAACTCCGGCGTCAGGTTCTGCGACTAACTTAATTGAGTCAAAAACTTATGAAAATCCTCAATTTATGAGAATGAAAGACTTGATGGTCAAAATGAACATCAAAAACTAATAAACTAAAAATTAAATAAAAACAAAATGGGTGCATTATTAGAAAGTGGTCTCGTTGGTAATATTGGATTAAAACACCTTAAAGTTATCAAAGAAGACACAATTAGCAAATGGGACAAATTAGGATTCTTAGAGGGTCTTAGAGGTCACCTTAAAGAGAACGTTGCTCAGTTATATGAAAACCAAGCATCATTCTTAATCAACGAAGCTTCTGCGACAGATTCTTCTGGTTCTTTTGAAACAGTTGTA